TGGGGTGTGGTATCCCAGGGACATACCCAGGAAGTCAGGCCAGCTTGGCTCTGGAATCATCCAGTCAAGATCGATGGCAAACGACTGACCCAACACCGACAGGTGTTGAGCCTGAAACTTGCCATTAACCAGGTTGTTAAACTCCGTGGGCCTGACCATGGCGCCGTCGGTTTGGTGCTGCCAGTTGGTGAGCAGCGCCAGGCTCTCGCCCCACAACCAGTAGCTGCCAGGGTCGCTGGCCTTGGGGGTGTTCCTGCGCTCACTGCCAGCCGAAACGACCAGGCGGAATACCAGTGCAGCCGAGTAATGACGATTGGAACGGGGCTTGAAACTGATCTTGGGTGTGGTGATCAGTATCGAAGGCCCGCCAGCGATCAGGCCCACCATCAAATCCGGGTCGCTCAACTCGCCGCCGTAGGTCTCCAGGCGAAGGCGCGGAACAGCTTTTTTCAGCTCGGCAAGCCGTGCCAACACGGCATCTTCCAATTCACCGAGCATCACAACTGCCTCAAGCTGTTGCGCGAGAACAGCCGAGGCTGATGGGCGATCTTCAACCCGGAGTCACCCGCCTCAGATGCACCACGTGCTTCATCCTCAGTCGCCAGCTTTTCCAAGCGCTTGATGATGTCGCGATAACGCAGGCGCATTGTTGAGTCTTCAACGGCCGTGCCCTGCAGGTGATACCGGGCCAGCTCAGGCAGGTCATCTGCGACCCACTCCGGCGCGTCCATACCTGCCTTGCGAAAGCGCAAGTAGAACGAGACCTCGCTACGAGCGCGGCTGACGGCATCAGCGATCCTGGCCAACGCGTCGACGGCTGTTTCCACCTCTTCGGGGGACCAACCGTCCAGAGGTTTACCCTGGGCAGCGGCCAACAGCAGGTCCGATTCGATGGGATTGCGCGGCGGTTTGACGGCCAACTGGGTGATTTCTTCTTCACCAAATCGGTGCATCAACTGAGCGGCGCTCGGTAGCGAGATGTTCACTATTTACCTGCCTTGGCTTTTGCCGGGTTTCGCGGGCGGTTTCTCTGCCGTTACCTTGGCTTCTTCACGCGCCTGATCCTCCACGAGGGCGTCTTCCCAGAGGGCATCAAGTTCCACGGCAGCCGCTGCCAGCGCCTTGGCTACTTCACGCTCCCGGTCCTCCAGGAGGGCATCGTTCCAGAGGGAGTCCAGGTTGCCCGCAACCGGGGCAACGGGCAGAAGCACTCCATCACCCAGAGCTGTAACTTTTGTTTCAAGCGTCTGCGACTGAGCGTTTTGTGCGGTGCTGGGTGCTTCCGGTAGCGCAGCGGACGACGTGAATGCATTGTGCTGCTCCAGTCCCAGGCCAAGGTCTCGCTCTTCAACGGCGAGAAACAGTTGAGGTTCTTTAAGTAGTTCCTCCCATTGCTCAGCCGTGAAGTCACCCTGCCGCCAGAGAGTCGGCTGATCGGAGTGAGCAACGCCGCAGCGACGGAAGCCGTTACGCTTGGCTGTAATAACGATGACAGTCGTCATGACGCCCCCTTACGCTTCGCCAGTGGAGCCGAAAGCCAGTTGCCAGAAGCCATACCCACCAGCCGCTCGCGCTTCTGCCCCGAACTTGAATTTCTTGCGGCTGAAGACATCATCAGCTTCGGGATCGGTCTGCTGGACGAAGACCGGGGCTTTGCGCTCCTGATAGATGAAGGGGCGCACGGGCTTGCTGGTGTCCAGAAGAAACCAGGCCGTGTCGGAAGTGATACGAGTCGAGACAACCAGCTCGGCGGTGCCCTTGTAGAGGTTGACCTTGCCGTCTTCCAGGCGATCACTGGTCAACAAGGCGCGCGCGGTGTCTTCCAGGCCAGGCCCGACCAGGAGGATTGTCGGACGCACATCCAACGGGCGGCCTTCGTCATCCTTGAACTTGCCCATGGCGGTACGTGCCGCGCCATAACTGGCCTTGGCTGCTGCCTGGGTCGTGATGGAGAGTGCGGCCGTGCCTTTGTTGCTGACGCTGCCACTGCCGACGACATGGTCAGTATCAAAGAAATACTGACCGTCGTAGCACAGGTTGCCAAAGCCACCGTTCACCAGCTCGAATACGATTTCATCCGGCAACTGCTTTGCGGAAAAGCCAGCCATCTGCGCCTGGGGCGCATAGATGCCCAGTTGATCGTCTTCGATGTGGTTACGGTCTACTTCGACAGTCGCTTCAAAGTCTTCGTTTTCCACGGTGTAGCTGAACGCTTTGAGGTTCTTAACGTGTTTCGCACCAACCCAACGGCGCATCTTCGGAAACGCCGACAGCCAGGCATACATGTTGCTGCCAGTGGTGCTTGGCACCTTCATGGCGATCTTTTCCCAGGAGCTGGGTGCAGACCCAAAGGCGTTATTGAAAAGGGTTTTCAGAGCAACGAAAGCTGCCTGAATAGAGGACTTGTTAACCAACATGCGCAATGCGCTCCTATATATAGAGGGAGTTACTCAACCCACACGCCGTTGGTATCAATACCGACGATGCGTCCAGCGGCGGATCGGGTGCCGGCTGCATCAGCAGCAGCGACGGTTTCGTCATCGACGATGTAGGCTGGCTTGAACAGGTGCGCCTGGGTGATGGTGCCGTCGTTGGCCCAGAGAAACGCCTTGCCATGGCGGATCTCGGCTTGGGCAGCGCCAGCGGCGCCGCCTCGGTTGTCGACTGATGCCTCGAAACGGCCCAGGTAGGAAAGGCCCAGGGCGGTTGAACCAGGTGCTGCAAAGCCAGTGGCGTTAGCAACCGCTATAGAGCCCGCGAAGATGCGGACATTAGCGGCGACAGGAACCGCCAGGACTTCGGTGTCCTTCATAGGCGTATTGCGATCTTGAGTCAGCGGCACGGTTTAAGCCTCGCTTTGCTTGGTTTTGGCGAACTCGGCCGGATCAAGCCCAAACTGCACGCACATGGCTTGCTCTTCGGAGTTGAGGGCGGTAGAGGTTTCTTTGGGCTTGCGCTCGCCCAGGCTGGTCGGGTCCGCAACGATTGGCGCGGCATCGACGAAAGCCTTGAAGCGCGTCAGACCGGCTTCGTCCTGGCACATGGCACGGTGGTAGTCGACGGTGGCCGGGGTGATCTTCCCGGCTTGGGTGGCCTGGGTAATGACCGCGTCCACTGCCTTGGTATGTTCGGCCGCTTTGTGAGTGGTAAGGGCCTGCTCGGCATTCAATGCTCGGGACTCCAGCGCGTTATAGTCAGCGCGTGGCACGAACCGCTCCAGGTTGCCCGCCTCACTGTTGAGCGCCTGGCTGGTGGCATTGAGTTTTGCGGTGGTGGCGGTGAAGACTTGTTCAGCGGTCGCCGTGTCAGGCAGACCAAGCAGCTTTAAAAGCTCTGATGAGGGTTTCACAGGGGGGGTCTCCATTTGCTCTTGGTTGAGTGCTGTCATTACGAGATTGGGGATGTTGGTGAGGGCTGCGCTGACCATGCGCACAATGCGTTTGGTCTCATCGTCGTAATCAAAAACAGGGGAAAGGAAGCGGTACTCTTTGCTTTCAACCTGGAGCCCACCGCGTGGCGTCCAGTCGACCTGGCCCCACAATGCGCCGTCGCGGATTTCCAACTGTTTGATCCAGGCGCCTGCCGGAGCTTCTTCCCCCTTGGGGGCGCGGCGCTGGGTGGCGTGCTCCCAATCGATAGGGAGATCGATTGCACGGCTGGAAAAGTTGGTCTGTACAAACTGATGCGCGGCATCGTCGAACAGCCAGGCACGGCCATCACGGCCGACCACAGAGGGACCGGCTGGAATAAGTTCTACCCACTCGGGCGCTTTCCCATCGGAAAGCTCGACGGAGCTGTAGATCTCGGAGTTAACGGCGAGTTGAGTTTTCATGCCGCCAGTGTGGGGAGCCTGGCGGCGGGAGTGAGTATCAGCGGGGTTTAAGGTTTTAGAAGTCGTCGATTATCGGAACGATGGGAAAGACTTTCTTGAGTTGACTTTCTAATTCCTGGGAGAACTCTTCGACAAGCTTTGCCAGTCGACGCACATCGGCAATGGTAAGCAAGACTGGATAACCGTCTTTGTCGCGCCCCCCACGATGGACAATGTCATGACGTATGATTATTTCCGGAATGAATTTTTCAATTTCTGGAAAGTTAATACCTAAGGTCAGTTCTAGCAGAGGCTTTACTTTATCTAACCGATGCCAAATGAATGTTTGAAGGTAGTCAGCTACTTTCCTCTCCAGGTCGTCCATGACGATGAAAACATCGGAAAGCTGAAATTTTTGCCCTGCAAAATCCTTGTTGTTTTTTACGAATGAGCGCAAGACCGCTTTATCCCGAGTGACCCAATAGGAAGTGGTATCCCAGAGATAAGCCTCCAACGCTGTTATTGCGGCACTATGTAATAAGTGAATGACAAAGCCAGGAAGGGCCGATTGGGCTTTTATCGTATCCTCAATCTGTTCAAGCCGTTCGTCGAGCATCCTCAAAGGATCTTCTCGCTCCTCCGGTCTTAACGAGTATATATCTTCGTAGTCCCAACCCTCGTCGTCGTGATCAATTGGCGCCCACTCATCGCCACCTTCTGCTTGATGCAATTCTGCGATGAGTTCTTCCATAACTTCAAACTCTACCGTCTCATCGAACCGCTCCTGGATTACATCGTTCGGATCAAAAGGGCCTCCGTGTATAAACAGGTATCCTCCCTCACTCCCGTTGTAAGGGGTGTCGTGAACTGGGTCTTGGTAGCGTGCATAAAACCAGCACCGCATTGCTTCGATTTGCAATTCTCTAGGGGCGGTTGCTAGCCACGTGTCGTTCGGATCAAATTGCCGAGCGTATAGGTCGCCCGATTCAGGAGGAAGCTCCGGCCGATCATCATAGTCCCACTCACTCATCGCTATTTCCTTACGACGGCTTTGATTGTGTCTGACCATATGTGTTTCGCGTGGTCCATTTCAAGCTCCGTCTTAGCTAGTCCGCCCACTTATCACTAGACCTGTACGTTCTGTAAGCCCACAGAGCTAATCTAACGCACGTCTAACGGTGCTAGCGCCATGTGGTGGCGATATGCGTACCGAGATCACCGGCACGCGTCTCTGACGTGGCTCTACGCAATCAACCTGCGACCGGCTCCGAAAGATAGTCATGGATGATTGCCAGCACCTCGATATCGTCCTCTGATGACATGCCCAGGTAGGGCCTTGCCTCGATCTCAGCGTTGTGCGCGCCACGTGTAACCCACTGCGCAAAGTTGGACTTGCTCTTCTTCACAAAGCGATTCCCCACCGATCCATCTTTACCTTGCCGGAAGTAGACCTGCTGCGACCTGGCAGCGTGCTGGACCTTACCGCCAAATTGGTGGATGGCGCCGTAGGGGCGATCTGTACCGAACGACAGTTCATTGCTGCTGACGGTGTGGCGCATCGTGTCTTGGAGCGTGCCCTTTTCGCGCAGGGTTCGGCCACCTTTCTTACGGGCCAGGGTTGATGGTGCGAGTGGCGCCCAGGGAGAACCATCCGGGGCGACTTGCTGGCGAAAGCGGTTATCCGTGGATTGGTGTAGATACTCCGCAATGTCATTCAGCGGCGTTGTGAGGTCGCCCAGTCGCTCGGTCAGATCATCCAGGGCTTTGCCTACTGGACTTGTATCAATGAAGACCTCAAGCATTGAACCGGCCATTTGATGCTTCCTATTCAGTACGGCGATAAAGCAGAACGCCCAGGCGCAAGGCCTCAAGGTACTGCTCGCTGTCATCTACGAACTCGGTGACGCCGGTCCAACCATCGGCGCCCTGGTCGAATACAGCCACGGCTGGGTCAGTCTTACCCTTTACCTGGATGTGCGCCAGGTAGCGACGGCGCAACACCGCCTTGCCCTGATCTGGCTCCCATTCCAGGCGCACCCAGATTTCATCGGGTGTCTTAATAGCTTCAGCCAACAGGGGAAGTTCGCGAGCCTTGAGCTGCTGAGCCAATGCTATTGCACCGGTTTTGGCACCGTTGAACATCTCGCGCCCGATGACCAGGGCATCACCTGTTACATCACGGAACACTGCCGGAGCGGCGTCCGTGGCACCGAACTCTCCCAGGAACTGAGTCATAGCTTGAGAGGCAGACACTTTGGCCGGGAGCAGGCGCTTTGCTGGAATCACCCTAGGCGACGGCAAAGGGCCGGTTGGCTGGCGGTTAGGCAACCCTACGGGTGGAGCGGCAGCGGCTGACGGCGCCGGTAGCAGTTCACGGGTGCGCAGTTGGGGTACGTGGTTCGCCAAACGCGATTGACCTGGTGCGTATTCGAAGCCTGGATCTATCCCCTTGGGCACCCGGACGGTACGCGGGCCGCCGGGGCTATTCGTACCAATCACCCGATCCTCCCACTCAATGACGGGCGCCGGTCCAATTGTCA